TTCCATTCGCGTAGCGCCAATGGTTTGAGAATAAAAGACCTGGGTTGAATAGTTCTTGGTAGGCATCTCAGAAATCTTAGATGTTGCATCCTTACCTGTCGCTAAAAGAATACCATCTTGAACCCAGCAGATAACCTGACGATCACCGTTTGAGTCAGTACCAAGACGCTCAGTACGGACAAAGTTAAACCCTAAGAAAGAGTTAATCTGTCCTTGTGCAAGGGCTTTTACAGTATTATAGTCTGAATCTTTAATCTCAGTGGTGTTGAGAAGATCAGTAACCTGTTTAGCTGTAACAGCGATATTGCGTTGCATATCTGGGTCTGCTTCATTGCTGTCAAGAATCTCTTTAGCAGAGAGTAATTTAGCTAGGGTCAAACCAGCAGTAGCAACGGCAATCTTCTGTCCTGAAGGTAAAGCAGTACTAGTAGAACCACTCTCTCCTGTAGAAGCTGAACCAGTTGCAGCAGTGATAATAGCATCATCTTTAGCTCGTCCCATTGCAAAAGCAGCAGAAGCAGCATAAGAAGAAGTAGGGTCGATCAACATACGAACCTTATCTTCGTTGTCAATAAGATCAGCCCAATCATAGTCCACCAAAGAAACGCGTCTGCGTGAATGGGGTGTATCCATGCGTGGGGTGTCTGAATGACGAGAAGTACGCACACGCGCAGCAACCGTTCCAATTTGTTCAAAGAAGGCATTCTTACCTGTTACGCTTTCGTTGCGGACAAGTCCACTCAAGCGAGACCCTTTCTGCTGACTTAGCAGTTGGATATTGGCAGAATACTGTTCGACAAAAGCCGTAGTAATTTGTACACTCATTGTTGTAGCTCCAATATAATAAAATTAAAAGTTAAATCTTGTTTTGAGTTACCCATTACTGGACTCGGTATGTAATCTAGAAAATAAACCCTGTACCTGTTTCACCACTGTTGAGTGGCTCGGGTCTGTATTGTTTAAGTACGCAGGACGAGCCATAAGATCGTTTATCTGCATTTGCATCTGGTCAGGGCTAAGAGCACCATTGCCCTTGTCCCCCTCCAGACTTGTCTCTCCACCTGTTTTCTGAGCGAGGTTGTAAAGGAATTTAGTCATAGTGATATCATTATCGAGCCCTTTTTGACTCAGCATATCTGTAAACTCTTCCCCTCCAAACTCGTCAGCAACTCGGTTAGCAAGTGTGAGGTTAGCATTAAACTTCTCCCCCCACGCTTGTTTCAAAGCAAGCTCTGCATCTACAAACTGCGTTTCCTGATCAGCCAATTTGTTTTGCTCACCTGATTTAAAAGCGTCCCAATACCAATCTTGTATCTCTTGATATTGTTTTTGATTCAGCCCCACGCTATGCGCTTTCTCGCTGAATGCATCCATCAATTCTTTACCTGACTCTTGTGGGAGATCATAAGCATACCCTGAGGACTCTTCTGGTCTTCCCAAACGAGAGTATACTTCTGTCCATTCAGATTCTGATTCAGGCATTACCATCTTATCTTTGCCAATCATCTGCTCAGCATTTACATAAGACTTCGCAAGTCCGTCTATTGTTGTAAACTTCTGTAAACTCTCATTATCTCGAAGATCCTCTGGTAGTGAGTCTCTCCAATTTTCTGAAGAGGTTGCCTCTTCTTGTGGTACTTCATTGTCCATATTAAACTCCTTTGTTTAATTCCATATTTTACTAAAATCTTTATCAGTTAAGCCTAAACGCTGTAAGATGAATACTGCAACATCACGCCTTCCGTTTTTCAACAAAGCCACATTGGGGTCTGTCTCATCAGAGGGTTCAAAGAAATGACAAAAGGTTAGAATGTCCTCTAATACTTTCCCATCCCCTTTTAAAGCTTTGTTGTATGCAATTTTTAAATCACTAGCCACCTTGTACTCCTTGAATTTGAGCAAGGTTAAGAGCCGCTTCAGACCCTGTTTTTGCGATCTCAGCCCCTTGAGCCATTTCCTGCATTTGCTGAGCCTGTTGCTTCTCTGCCTCAACTGCCTCCTCTGTTTTGAGAAAAGATGGACGGAGACCGAACATCTCAGACACACCCTTCAAAACTTCCTCACTATCAAATCTTGACATAATTTGAGGATCAATAGAAGCAAAAGGGGTCATAATCTCTAGTACCCTTTGCAAAGATAGAGCTTCTAACTGTTGTTGTGCTCTTGCAATTGGGGAAGTATAGCTAACTTTAAAATCTGACCCTTGCAATCCTTCTGGGGTTGGGGGGAACTTTCCTTGTGTCAATAAGATTTTGAAAGTACGATCTATAACTACTTCCAAAGCTTCTGATTGGATACGTCCAGCAACTGGCCCGAGTAACCTCATAGAGTCCTCAGTGCGTTGCATAATCTCTGTAGCAGTAACTCTTTCTGCTTTATTAGGCAAAGAGAGTTGGTCAACAAAGAACATTAATCTAATTGCTTCCTGAGCTTGTTGTACCATCTCAAGACCAATAGGGATGTTGGCTTGGGTGTTCAGGGCTTCAATCTTATCAGCACCTGGACGGAAATAGTTAATCCCGCCTGGGACTGTCCGTACAGGGTTTAAGTACCCGTCATCAGGGGCTAGTAAAGGAGGATCAACAACCTTCTGAGCAGCCTTAATAAGTGTCTTCTGCATCTCATTCAACATTTTAACCGTTGGTAGAGCAGTGATACCTGGGGAACGACCGTATGTCTCGCCAGCTGCTTTATAGAACCTAGGGACAGCGTACGGGAAAGAGTCAAAGAAACCTTCTCTCAAAACTTGCTTAGTCTCTATCTCCACATATACAGAAGACCATCTGCCCTCTTTGGGCTCTACAGCGTGGATAATATGTATGTCTAAATCATATTTTTCATCTTGATAAAGCTTCTGGATTTTTTTAGAGACATTATCAAGACCGAACTTATCAACTAAGTTGCGCACTTTAAAAGTTGGGAACCTATATAAAGTATCCACTATCCCGTCTTGGCTCTCTGCAATATAAGCTTCAGAAAGAGGGATCGATTTGTATAAGACCCCATCAAGGTCTGCTGTCTCCCCTATAAACAAAACTCCTGTACCAAAAGTTACAAATTCAAGGTACATCTCGTGAGCATGAGTAGAGAAAGCAGATACAGAGTTTCGCAACTCTTTATACATAGTCTTTTCTACTTCCTGCAACCAAGAAGAGAACCTGCGAGTTCTATTCATATTGGAGTCTTCAAACTCTAATTTGAACCATTCACTTGCTGGGTTGGTAAGTCTACCGTGTAGACCTGAAGCGAGCATCTCCGCAGAGTGAATAGCTGTAGAGTCGTAGGTCTTAAGACCTTTCTTTTGACCCACAGTTAAATCTCCCAAGAAATCAGGGTGGTTCGGAAAGACTAACTCTGCCACTTCTTGGAAGTGCCCATCCCAAACCCCTCTGTCTGCTTTAAGAGATTCTCCTCTACGAATTATGCTCTGAGCTGTCATCCTAACAGTTTCTTCTTCTCTACATCTGCTGCACCCAACACCCCTTGACCACTAGTGTGGGTGGTGCTTTTCCTACCTTTCTTCGCTAATAAACGCTTACGCTCTTTGTCAGCCGCTACTTTAACTTCTGCGTCGCTCTTTGAAGGAGGAGCTATTGGTGCTGGTGGTGTTGGTGAACTAAATAATCCGCCCATAATCTTTATACCTCTTTGCGTAAAAAGTGCCCATAGGATGTGTACCCGAGCCTGTTATAAAATTTTGCTACCTTATCAGGGTTTGTCCCTGAAGACACCCCCAATTGGATTTCTTCTGCCCCCACAATTCTAGCCCATCTTTCATAATCCTTAATCAGTTTCATTGCTATCCTACCGTTCCTTTTTTCTGGAACCACATAAACAATCAAATCAATTGCTGCGCTGGCATTGCAGAAAGGAATCCTATTAAGAAACCCGAACATCATACCAACCAGTTTTCCCTCTTCTCTAGCAATGTCTGAAAAGAACAACCCCTTTTCGGACAATACTCTCTTCGCCATTTCAGCACAATAGTTTTTATCATACTCCCACCTATTGTATCTTGACTCTTGGTGCATCCGTGCCCCCAATTCAATCACCTCAGGGACATCTTTTTCCAACATCTCCGTATATATGATCATATTGGGTCATACTCCATCCCAACTGAAGAAAGCATTTGTCTATTCCCAAACTCTTTCCCCCGTATGATATCGTGTCCATAACCTAAACCCACACATAAATACTGTAATGCCTCTGCCACATGAGAATACATATTTTTATCTGGCTTCTCAGCGTACCGTTCGGAACCTGAAGCATTGATCCGTCTATATTTGTACCCACCTGCTAGGGCTTTTCTTAGCATCCTACACTTAGGACTAACCACCAGCATTGGTCTACCTGACATAGTTAGGGTGGTTAACAACTTCGCTACCCCTTCTCTTCTCAATTGAAAATCGTTTGTCGGAGCTGGTATGAGAGGGACTCCTGCTGCTCTAAGCACCAAGAAGGGTGTTCTCTCATCCACCTGAGACCTCTGATCCCCAGCTGGGTCTCCCCAACCATCCATTGGGAGACTATCATAGTTTGAAGATATAAGGTTTTTAACCCTTTCGCCAAACCTTATAGCCCCCATATCTTCTGTTACCACTTCATCTAAGCATTGAACTTGACCGTCTGGTGCAATCTGTGCTACCACAGCTGCTGGGGTTAACCCAAAATCCACCCCAATTTTTATTACCTTAGTCCCTTCACTTAAACCTAGATCATGAACACAATGGAGCTGATCATTATACTCTGGGAATATCACCTTGCCATCTTGGATAAACCCGTAGTTGCCGTGTACATATACATTAATCCATTCTGGATCTTTCCCCGACCTCATCTTGCTATAATACTGCTTAGGCAAGTTCTCTAAATTCTCAGCCTCTGGGCTGGTGCCTGAAGGTTGCCTGAAGAGCCTATAGTTATTAGGTTGAGTCTCCTCAAATAATCTATACCACCAATGGTCTTCGTCAGGTGGGTTGGTGTCCATAATGACCCCGTACCAGGTTGCCCCACCGTCTCGCTTGCTAGGATACCGTCCTAAACGACCAATTAGCATATCTAAGATCTCTTTAGGAATCTCTCTTGCTTCATTGACCCAAGCACCTGTTACTTCCAAGGAAAGTAGTTTCTTTACATCTGAAGGTTTGTCTAGTGCCCTAAACAATACCTCTAGGTGTAACTTAGTCCCGTCTTCTAACTTCCCAGTCAAAGTCCACTTAGCATCTATTTGTCTGAATTCCCCAAGGTCTTTCGGAAACCAGTCAAAGAAAGTAGCCATAGTCGTATCTGTTAACTCTCGGTAAGTGTTACGAATAATCACCCACCTAGTTTTCCGTATACCAAGTACATTTGGTTTTTGCATATGCGCTTTCGCCAGCACTTCCATACAACACGCCACAGACTTCCCACTTCCAATCGGACCCATTAATGCCCGAACAAATGTCTCATCTTTGTGGAAATTGATCATGGTTTTAGAAGGAATATACTCAGCCATATTCTTGTCCTCTGGTCTTCCTTAACCTGAATCAATTTTCAGAACCCAATTATTTCAAATTTTTTAAAATAATTCAAATTAATTATTCGGAAAATAATTTTATTCCTTCTTAAAAAGGGGGTATCTTGTCAAACACCTGGATCACAAACTTTAACCACACCTCTTCAGAAACCTCCACAAACCCCTCATCTCTTATCCCCAGTAATTCAGAAGGCAACAGGAATCGCCAAGGTTGTTTATTCGCTCGGTAGGCAACCGTTGGTACTTCTCCCTCGTTAGTCGCCGCTTTAACCTGCCTCCACCATTTCCGTTGTTCGATCTTCTGGCACCTCTTGACCTCAATCTGAAACGGCTCGCACCCAACTACATCCGCCCCACCTTCCCGAGTCTGAAGCAAATTTCGTTTCAGTTCGCCATTGGGGAAGAAGGGGTTAAACCTGTGGCAAAACTCCAGCTCTCCTGCTTTTCCTTTTTCTCTTACATTTATCATATCTTTCTCCGTTGTGAAGCTCTATTTTCTTAAATTTTTTTACAGAACTCAAATTATTTATTCGATTACTTCTCCGTAGAGTGTACAAAAGCACTCTGGGTAGCCTCAGCGGCTGTCTGGGCGTGTTTTGGCAGAAACTTAGAGCGAGGCATAGCTAAAAATTGCAGCCCGCAGGGGGCGTTTTTGGGCGTTTAGAAGGTGTCAGTGTTTAGTAGTCTCTGACCCGAATAGTCAGAGGTTGAAAAACTGGTAGAATTGCACACAGAACACGAAGTATCTGGCGCGCGTT